ATTCAGGGTATTGCGCCAGCACGGGTTACGCAAACAGGTCAGAGTAACATGCATGGGGCGAATATATACACTCACGATTATCTCCGTGATACTCTAATCCAGAAGACTTCCACACTCAGCGGACTACTCGGTCAAACTAATAAGGCAACATAATGCGTAATGTAGTCCGTAAAGGCACTCAAGGTTGGACCCCGGAAGAAGACGCCAAACTCGAAACGCTTATCCTAAATGGGGTTCACTATGCGGAAGTCGGTAGGTTGCTAGGTAGGACTACAGCATCAGTAGAGCAACGCAGATACTTGCTCAAACTACCGACCCAAGCACAAGTTAAAGAAAGGCGCATTTCATGACCGAAGAAGAATTTAGGCATAAAACCCAAGAGCCAGCAAAACGCCCAAGTATCATGATTGCTACTCCTATGTACGGAGGTATGTGTGCGGGAATGTATGTTATGGGCTTGCTCAAAACGATGAGCAAGATGGGTGAGCTTGGTATTGAAGTCCGCTGGGCGCATCTTACTAATGAGAGCCTTATTACTCGCGGACGTAACGAGCTTGTGCGTACGTTCTTGGCCACACATTGTGACTACCTCATGTTTATCGATGCTGATATTGGCTTCGATGGTGAAGCTCTGGCCCACTTGCTAGCTGTAGACGACGATATCGTATGTGGTATCTACCCCAAGAAGGAAGTAAACTGGGATAGTGTCAAGCGCGCAGCGCAGGCCGGTAGGGAAGACCTGCACGACTATGGCGGTGCCTTTGTATTTAACATGGTCGATGACCAGCATGTAGAGACTGATGAGCGCGGTGTCATCGAGGTGCGCCATGGCGGGACAGGCTTCATGCTTATCAAACGGGGCGTGTTCGACTTCCTAGCGCCGCATGTGCCAACGTACCGGGTATCATCGTTCATCAACTCTAATGGCGAGTATGAGAAACCGCTGACGCATGAGTTCTTCGCTACTAGTATAGATGAAAGCGGTGCTTTGCTATCGGAGGATTATCACTTTTGCGAACTATTTCGCAAACACGGGGGGAAGATATACGCCCACCCTTTCGTTAAATTGGATCACGTTGGTACTTACGTATACAACGGTGATATCCTGAAATCGGGCGGTAACTTGAAGTAAGGAGCAAACCATGATTACGAAAATTAATAAAGCACAGGCTATCAGAAACTGGCTTAATAAGCACCCGAACTATACGACTAAATATATTGCTGGGCAAGTTGGGTGTGATATTAGTTACGTCCAACTAATACGTGCGCAGCTTAAGGCTAACCAAGTAGCAAACACAGAAGAGGCGTTTACTGCATATAAGGGAGCCGAGAAGCTGGAGATAGTAACCCCCCAACATGATGAGGTTAACCATCCCGCACACTATATTGGCGGCGGTATCGAGACCATCGACTTCATCAAAGCTAAGCTCACCCCCGAAGAGTTCCGGGGCTACTGCCTCGGTAATACCCTGAAGTACCTGTCTCGTGCAGGCAAGAAAGGCGGGGCCGAGACTGACCTTAAGAAGGCACAATGGTATCTCGCCCGCATCGTGGCGGAGAGCTAGTCTATGAAAATGCCAAGGGAAGTGCGGGAGGCCCTAGATGTGACGGGCCTCCCATGGGAGCTTGAAGAGGGTAGTAAACATTGGAAGATAAAGGTAAAGGGTAGGCTAGCGGGTATACTACCTAAAGGGCCTATCAGCCAAAAAAATAAACCAGCTATACTAAACACGGTATCCCAAGTGCGAAGATTAGCTCGCCAAATAAAGGGTGAAAAATGACTGCATGGTCCTACAGCAGCATCAAGACTTTTGAGCAGTGCCCCAAGAAGTACTTCCACCTTAAGGTAGCGAAGGACGTTAAAGATGAGGCGGGTGAAGCTGCTGATTACGGTACTGCTGTACACCTAGCAGCGGAAGAATATATCCGGGACGGTAAACCCATACCTGAGAAGTACGCTTATATGCGGCCCATCGTAGAGCGTCTCGATGCGATGCCCGGTACAAAGCATGCGGAGATGAAGCTAGGTATTCGCAAGACCAGTAGCGGTTACGAACCATGCGACTTCTTCGCTAAGGACGTATGGTGGCGGGGTATCGCAGACTTGGTTATCATCAACGGTTGGAAAGCCCGATGCGTGGACTACAAGACCGGGAAGAGCGCTAGGTACGCAGATACCAAACAGCTGGACCTTCTAGCTGGTGCAGTGTTTCTACATTTTCCCGAGGTCATGCGTATTAAGTCGTCACTCCTCTATGTAGTTAGCGGGGACCTTGTAGCCAAAACCCATGTGGTAACAGAGCGCAGCCAGTACCTTTCAGTATTTGATAGGCAGCTGGACCAGTTGGAAGGGTGCATCGATAGTGGTATATGGAACGCACGGTCGGGGCCGCTATGTGGTTGGTGCCCCGTCACTGACTGCGAGCATTGGAAACCCCGGAGGAAATAATGGCACGGAACTACAAGAAGGAAGCTCAGTACGAAGCTAGCCCTGAGCAGGTTCGCCACCGGGTTGATCGCAATGCTGCACGCCGGAAGCTCATGCGCGAAGGTAAAGTTAAAAAAGGTGATGGCAAGGATGTCGCGCATGTGGTAGCCCTCGATAAAGGCGGTACCAGCAAGCAAGGTGTGCGTGTGGAGTCCGCTGCTAAGAACCGCTCGTTCCTCCGTGATAAGCAGGGCAATCTCGTATCTGAGACTAGCAAGCGCGAGCGTAAGAAGAAGTAGCCACACAAGGAGCAAACGTGCACATCATAGAAGACAAGGCGCTTCTGCTAGAGGCGTCTGACCCCGCAGCTATTACAGCAGCTATCAAAAAGAGCACAGTCGTGGATAATAACCACGTAGCTGTGCTCTGGGGGTTTAAGGAGGCTGAAGCACTAGCCACACTTGGCTTCGCTTCTACCCCATCGCCTATGTTGCGCGACTACTCATGGACAGGGCGCTATACACCCTTCGACCATCAAAAAGAGACTGCTTCGTTCCTGTCGCTACGTAAGCGGGCCTTCTGCTTCAACGAGCAGGGCACAGGTAAGACGGCCAGCGTAATCTGGACAGCGGACTACCTTATCCGCATGGGCCTTGTTAAGCGCGTACTCGTGCTATGCCCACTCTCCATCATGAAATCTGCATGGCAGAAAGACCTATTTACGTTTGCTATGCATCGCTCGTGTAGCGTTGCGCATGGCTCTGCTGACCAGCGGCGTAAGATCATCAACGCAGGGGCAGAGTTTGTTATCATAAACTTCGACGGGCTGGCGGTTGTAGCAGATGAGATTATTGCGGGGGGTTTCGACCTTATCGTAGTGGACGAGGCCAACGCCTATAAGAATGCGCAGACCACTCGCTGGAAGGTTTTCAATAAGATCGTCAAGACCCTCGACCCGCGCTTGTGGATGCTGACCGGCACGCCCGCTGCCCAGTCTCCGGTAGATGCATATGGCCTAGCTAAGCTAGTTAACCCCGAGGGGTGCCCCAAGTACTACACGGATTTCCGTGCGGCAGTGCTAACCAAGATCACGCAGTTTAAGTGGGTACCTAAACCTAACTCGGCTCTGTACGTACATGAGCTACTCCAGCCCGCTATTCGGTTCGAGAAGAAGGATTGCCTCGACCTACCGGAAGTCACGCATGTCGTGCGCGATGCGCCGCTCACTACCCAACAGGCAAAGTACTACAAGCTGCTCAAAACCGAGATGCTTATGGAAGCTGACGGGGAAGAGGTAAGCGCAGTCAACGCCGCTACTAAAATTAACAAGCTTCTGCAGATTAGCGGCGGTGCTGTCTACACAGATGCTGGGCAGATACTAGAATTCGATGTGTCCAACCGCCTCAATGTCGTGGTGGAGGTTATCGAAGAAGCTAGTAATAAAGTGATAGTTTTTGTCCCGTTCACGCATACCATCGATCTGCTACGTGAGCGCTTGGAGAAGGAGGGGATAACCTGCGGGGTTATCAACGGTAAGGTTTCGGTGAACAAACGGAGCGAGCTAGTCGATAGGTTCCAAGACGCAAAAGACCCGCACGTTCTGATTATCCAACCGCAAGCTGCATCGCATGGGCTTACACTCACGGCAGCGGACACGATTATCTGGTATGCCCCCGTTACGTCAGTAGAGACTTATCTACAGGCTAACGCCCGCATCGACCGCCCCGGCCAGAAGAATGCCATGACCATCATGCATATCCGGGGTAGTGAGGTAGAGGATAAGCTCTACGATATGCTGCAGGGCAACATCGCGCACCATGAAAAGCTGATCGATCTTTACCGGGATGTGATCGCTTAATAACCCTTGACAGTGTCAAAGGTTAGCGGTAAGTACCCCCTCGCCAACCACAAGGAGCAAACTATGAGCCTAGACGGGATGCCCGCAGATAAGCTCGTCACGGTGTACCGTAAAATCCGGCGCGCTATGGATGATAAGGAGAAGGCCCACAAAGCTGAGATAGAGGAACTCAAAGACCAGCTGGACCTTGTAAGCTCCAAAATTTTGGAGATTTGTAATGCGCAGAACCTAGACAGTCTGCGTACGTCAGCAGGGACAGTTACCCGTCGTACTACCACACGCTATTGGACTAGTGATTGGGAGTCGATGTACACTTTCATCAAGGAGCAAGATGCTCCGCACCTTCTTGAGCAGCGTATCCATACGGCTAACATGCGGTCCTTCCTAGAGGAGAACCCTGATGTGACCCCCATCGGTCTCAACGCTGATACCAAGTACGCAATTACAGTGCGTAAACCCACTACCAAATACTGAAGGCTCAACAGAGGAGATATCAAGTGAGCAACCTTTCCATTTTTAAGAACCCCGGCAGTCTCGCTGCACTGCCCCCTTCAAAGCTGGGTCAGCAGATTGCTGAAAACTCGGTGGGCGGCTTTAACCGCATCCAGACTAACACTAACGGTACGTTTAAGCGCATCGTCGGTGGTGAGCAGATCGGCAAGGCTATCCGTGGTGAGTTCGAAGCTATCATCGTGGATATGCTGGAGAAGCCTAGCCTTGAGTACTATGCTGCTGCCTATGACCCGGATGAGAAGGGTACTGCACCAGACTGCTTCTCTCACATTGGTGACAAGCCAGAAGCTAGCTCGGTTAACCGTCAGTCGGCTAACTGTGCAACCTGTAAGAACCGCATCGATGGTAGCGGCCCTAACGGTAAGAGCAAGGCATGCCGTGTGAAGCGCAAGATCGCCCTGCTACTTGAGGGTGACGACTCGGGCGAAGTCTACCAGTTCAATGTCCCGGCTAAGTCACTCTTCGGTAAGGGCACCAATGACGTTTACCCGTACGAGGCATACTGCCGTTATCTCGTCGCTAATAATAGCGCGCCTGATCGTGTCGTAACCAAGATCGCCTATAATCTCGACGCAGAGACTATGGAACTGAACTTCACGGCTACGCGCTTCATCAACGAAGATGAACTGGAACTGGTGAACACTGCACAGCAGGCTCCGACTACCCGCCGCCTCATCATGACTTCAGCAGCTGTAGTTGACGGCGCAGCGGGTCGCGATGAGCAGGAAGAAGCACCTAAGCCGGAACCCAAGGCTAAGCCTAAGGCAAAGCAGTCGTTCCTGACCGCCGAGGAAGATGATGCCGAGGAAGAGGCACCGAAGGCTAAGCGCACCGCTAAGAAGGAGGCTCCTGCTAAGGTCTCCGGTGATCTCGCGGCCAAGGTGAACACTTGGCTTGCGGACGATGATGGTGAGGAAGACTAATGAGCAGCGGGTACAGCCTTCGTCTTCGTGACTTGAATAGCAAGGCGGATAAGCGCAAGCTTGGTGTTCGTCTCGGTAAGCTGTGTATCGAGCATAACGTCCCAGTTATGGTGGTTGCGAAGCGTTTGGGTGTATCACGTACTACGGTGTATAATTGGTTCTGCGGGGCTTCGGCCCCGCAGTACTTCACCGTGGGGTTGGTAGAGTCTTACATCGCTAACCTAGAGAGTGCCGCTGTTTAACACAGCGTGCATGTAGTTTTATGGTGGGGTAAGCGCGCTTGCCCTCGTGGGGTGGTGTCTGCGTAATGGGCGAGTTCGATCTTCTTGAAGCTGTGCAGCCTACAGATGGTTGGTACGCTATCGTAGGTATTAAGGGGGACTATAAACAGCAGGAGATTGTCGAGACTCGTGAGGAAGCCGACGCACAGATTGCACGGTTTCTGCGCCGTAAGTACAACGTTTTCTTTGGTGTAGCTAAGTACGTAGATGGCTCGTCGCGCCTCAAGCGCAACGTCCGAGCCCTAAAAGCTTTTTGGATGGATATCGACTGTGGCGCTTCAAAGCCGTACGAAACACAAGTCGAAGGTATCTCCGCCCTCCGAGATTTCTGCAAGACCGTAGGGCTTCCCAAACCCATCGTGATTAACTCTGGGCGCGGCCTGCACGTATACTGGCCTCTGGCAGAAGAGATTACCCGTGCTGAGTGGGAGCCGGTCGCTATACGCCTTAAGGAGGTCTGTGCAGCACAGGGTCTGCATGTGGACAATAGCTGCTTCGAAGTAGCCCGCATCCTCCGCGTACCCGGCACGTTTAATTTTAAGGGCGACAAGCCTACACCTGTCGAGGTCATGGCAAAGGGCAAGCCAGTTACCTACGAGTTTATGCGTGACCTACTTGGCGCTAAGCCACCCGTAGCTTCATTCCTAGACGGCCCCCGCCCACCACTAAGCCCTCTGGGCAAGCTCCTACAGTCTAATATGGAGTATAGCTTTTCCAAGATTATGCGGCGCGGTGAGGAGGGCTGTGCGCAGCTTAACGACTGTTATGAGAACCGCGCAGTGCTATCGGAGCCTCGCTGGTTCAGCGCGCTGTCTGTTGCTAAGTTCTGCAAGGACCGCGACAAAGCTATTCACCGCATGTCTGCGGATCACCCGGACTATGACCCACTTAAGACCGAGCAGAAGCTATCTCATATCGTAGGTCCGCATACGTGCGTAGAGTTTGAGAAGAATAACCCCGGCCTGTGCGCAGCATGCCCGCACTTCAAAGCAATCAAGTCGCCCATAATGTTGGGTAAGGCTGTAATCGAAGCCTCTGCAGAAGAGAACGTAGTCGAAGATACCACGGACGACGGTGAGGTACAGGTCTACCATGTACCGGAGTTCCCGTTCCCATACGTACGTGCAAAGAACGGTGGCATCTTCCGTAAGGCAATAGGGGAAGAGGAGGAGGATATGCTTGTCTTCCCGTACGACTTCTACCTCGTGAAGCGCATGGATGACCCCCAAGACGGAGACGTAGTACTTATGCGGCTCCACACTCCGAAAGACGGTATACGGGAGTTCGTAGTCTCAAGTGCGAAAGTTATGGACGGCGTAGAGCTACGTAAGCTCCTAGCCTCTAAAGGTATTGTGTCCGGTAAGAAGCAATTCGACCTTATAGTTGATTTCGTAATTAGGTCGTTCCTCCAGCTATTTGATAAGAAGAAGGCAGAAAAG